GACCGGCCCCGTGCCCACCTTCGCGGCGAACCGGGCGGTGGTGTCGGTGACCCCGCCGACCATCATGGAAATCATCGCCATCAGAGCCCCACCGCCGATCGGGACAGCCGGATCCGTGTGCCCGCGGGCCAGGACCGGGAGACCCCATTCACACCCCTCACTACCGTCCACGTCTGCGGGCTGGTAGTGCCGGTGATGCCGGTCACCCGCACCACCTCACCCCCCAGCCACGCGTTGAACGGAAACTCGGTCGGGTGGGTGGCTGTGGTGATCCACGTCCGATACCCCGAATCCGTCGCCACCACAAGAGACGTGCCCGACGCCGTCACCAACGAGGCCAGCTCCGATCCGCTGGTATCCGCACGCCCCAAGATTGGGTCACCCAGCACGAACACATTCCACGGCCCGGCCGGCGAGCAGTTGTAGACGATGTCCCAGTCATAGACACCGATCGTCTCGGTGTATCCCTCGGCGAGTAGATCGATCGTGTCGGGCGGCAGCCACGCCGGTGGGTTGGCGATCTGGATGCGGTCCCCGACATCGACCGCCGTGGCCGTGGCTGCCAGGTGGGGGCCCGCCGCCAGGTCGACGCGGACCTGGGGGTAGCGCGCCTCGTCCACGGTGCCCAGATGCATCCGCCACGCGGCGATCTGCACGGCCTGATCATCGGTGTACAGGCTCAGGTCGACGCTGTCGTCGTAGATGCCGACACCATCCGGCGGCGACTGTACCGACAGGGGCCCGGACTCCAGCACCGCCCGCCCGGCGGACCCGCCGATACGCTTGACCGTGCGGTCATTGCGTACGCGCTGGTCATCCTCCACGGGCTCCAGCGGCGGCGCCACCTCACCGGACGCGGTGTAGTCCAGGGTCAGCGCAACGGTCTGGTTATACAGGGAGACGCGGTCACGGTAGACCAAAGCTGTCGCGTCCCGCCGCTCGTACAGGATCCCGCCGTCGGTGTCGGCTGCCTCCTCCAGCAGATCGAGCAGCTCATCCGACCGCTGATGGCCCATCAGGATTCCATCGTCCGCGATCCCAGCGAGCACACTGGGGATGGACTGCTCACCGGTGATGCGCAGGAAACGGGCCCCGGCGCTTTCACCGGCCCAGCCGACAATAGCGCCGTTGGTGTTGACGTAGGCGGTGTTGCTGTTGGCGAGTGCGATGTGGCCGACGGCGGTGTCAGCGAGGCCGCCGCCTGCGCCGATCCGGATGCTGGTGACGCGGCCGAAGGTTTGGCCGATGACCGTGTCGGAGGCCGCGCCCAGACTGACAGCGCTAGCCAGCGTGGACGCGCTGATGTCGAAAGGATTCAAAACCCAATCGACGTCGGCGCCGTTCTGGGTCAGTTCGAAGGCCACCGAGAGCAGCAGCCCGTTGAGGTCGTAGGTGAAGTATGCCGAGGAGTAGATTTCGACGCCGTCACTGTCGTAGGCATAGACGGATAGATAGCTGTCCGCCCTGACAGTGACAAGCCACTGTGCTGCGGTGCCGGTCGTGTTCAGGGTCAGCAGCGGCGTCTCCGATGCGACACCGTCAGGGTCGACACGCATGAAGAACCGGGTGAAGGCGTAGTTGGTGACCTCATAGGTGGGCACGCTGGCGGTGAGGGTGCCGGTCTTCATCAGCGGCAGGGCAGCGGATGCGGCCCAGTCGCTGTAGGCGGCCATGTCCACATCGCCGGTCACCGTCATGGCGGGGTGTCCCCCGATCGCCGAGGCGATCTGTGTGGCATCCGTGTCGTCCTCGCCCGGCCAGTAGGCAACAATGCCGGCCCGGGATGGGCTCTCCAGCTCGCGCCGCATCGCGGACTGGAGCACTTTGGCGCCCTGCCCGAGACGGCGCAGGATCCCCGCGGCCTGGACCGGCACCGACACGTCATTGCCGGAGACATCCCACCGGGAGGGCCAGGATGAAACCTCACCCACGAACCGAGTACGCCGGTTGGTGATCTCTACATCGCCCGCCAGCGTCCAGAGGCGGCCGGCAGAGTCGGTGAAGCTGGTGATGCCGACCGGCTGGTCGGTGAAGTCCGGGCTGGCGACGACGGTGCCGCCGATGCCGTTGCGGATCTCCAGCGCGTAGCACCGGCCTGCGGCCGGGGTCATCGCTACGTTGGTGGGGTTCCCCACGATCAGGGACGCGGTGCTGTTGAAGATGCTCGTGGTACCCGGCTGCACGACTGGGTCACCGAGCTGCGTCCACGGCCCGGACACCCCGCTGGGTGCGGTGTAGAAGGTGACCGTGCGACCACTGGAGCCGTTGTCGACGTCGAAGGTAGCGCGGATCGCGAGCCTGCCGGACGGGGGGATGGCCGGCTGCACGGTCGATGAGGCCCCAAGCGCGGTCGACCCGTCCGACGACCACTCGAAGTACAAGCGGTTCAAGCGCACGCCCAGGAACCAGGCCTTGTCGCTCGGCGCCAGCAACTTGCCGACAATCTCCGTGGTATTTAGGGAGTCAGAGGCGTCCAGCCAGTTGGTCAGCTGTGCATCAGCGCGTACATCGATATCGCCCGTGATGTCCAGCGCAGCGTCATCGGGGGTGAAGGCCACGTCGCTGTTGGCCCCAGGCAGACTGAGGAATGGGGTGCCTGCCCTCACCGATACCTGGACCGGTGTGTTGCGGCCGATGAGTCCGTAGTACGGCGAGAGCGGGTTGCGCGAGCTGTACTTGCCCGACTGGTTGTTCAAGGTCATGCTGCACCGGGACGGGTCGACCTGCTGGCCGTAGTCGGCCCGGCCGCGGCTGATGCTGATGCCGACCCGCGTATAGACATCGCTGGTGATGTCCGTCCACGTGCCGGAGATGTACAGCTCGATCAGGACATCGAGCGGTGTCTGCGGAAACACCACGGCTGCCTCCTACTGCCCGAACGCCTTCTGGACGCTGCCGCCGCCGACGTCGGCGACGATCTCCCGGACTAGGCGGGTCATCTCCTTGGGGCCGTCGAAGACGACTCGCACCAGGACCTGTTGGCTGCCCGCGGCCGTGCCCGCGAACGGTGCCACCGCGGCCAGTGGGCGGGCGGCAGGCCTGGCGAGCGCGGGATCGACCAGGCCGCGCATCGTGTCGTCGAGAACGCCGCGGTTGTCCTCGGCGCCCATCGCGATACCAGGGGGAATCCAGTGCCCGATCTCGTCGGCCATCAACTTCGATGGCGAGTCTTCACGCAGGAAGCTCTTCGCGGCATTGACGACGTTGTTGCTGACGAAGGAACTGATCTTGTTCCACAGCCAGCCACCCAGCGACGAGACGCCGTTCCACAGGCCGGTCACCACGTCGCGGCCCTTGCTGTAGAGCAGGCCCTTCGTCGAGCCGATGCCGCTGGAGATCCGTCCGGGGAGGCCTCGCGTCCAGGTAAGAAACTGCGCCGCCTTGGCACCGGCTGCGTCCTTGAACCGCTGCCAGGCCTTGGATGAGACGCTGGAGAGGGATCCGCCGAGTGGGTTCAGGGCGGCGGACGCCCGGCCGGGCAGGCCACGCACCGAGCCGAGGAAGGATTCCCATTGGCGGTTGACGGGCCCGGACACGTACTTGCTCCACAGGCCGGAGAACCAGCCGCCGATTGCCGCGCCGACCGCACCGAATGTGCCGGGTGCCCGGGCTGCGACCGAGGACACCCAGGTGGTGAACGAGGTCCACCAGCCTTGAAGTCTCTCGTTGGTGGTGGTGATGAGCTGCTGTGTGAAGCCGACGATCATAGCGGTTGCTGCCGCCGCGAGGGCTGCGGCGACGAGGAGGGGAAGTTTCGCGATCGCGCCGATGACCGCCGCAGCAATCACCGCGATCTTGAGGACCTTCTCCGGGTTCGCCACGACGTAATCGGCGATCTTCTGGCCGAAGCCGACCAGGCCTTCGATCGCCTTCGGGGCCAGCTCGACGATCTTCTGCCCGACGCGCTGACCCAGGATCGCGAAAAAGTTGATCACCCGGTCGGCGGCGTCACCGCTGTCCTTCCCGGCCTCGGCCCAGATGCTGCCGAAGGTCTTCTGGAAGCGGTTCTTGAAGTCGGTCACCGCAGGGAGCACGGTGCCGCCCAGGAAGTCGATGACGTTCTGCTGCACGCCCCGCTTGAAGGCTTCCATCTTCATCGCGGGGGAGTCTTCGAGTTTCTTGACGACTTTGTCAGCGGCGCCCGCCACGTCATCGAAGCCGGCGGCGGCGGCCGCCGAGGCGGGGTCCAGGGCGAACAAGGCGTCGGCTTGCGTGTTGGCGAGGTCCCCGAACAGGACCTGGGAGGCGGCCAGACGGACCGTCTCGTCGTCGGTGCCGCGCAGGGCATCCATGGTGTCCTGCAGGGCTTGGGTGGCCTGGTCGCCACCGGCCCGCATCTTCCTGCCGATGTCCTCGCCGTTCAGGCCGATCGAGGAGAACGCCTGGTTGACCTGGTCGCCCCCGGCCAGCGCCATCTCGCCGAAGATGCCGATGGCGTCCGCCACGCTGTCGGCGTCCCGCGCGCCGGCCTTGAGTCCCTGGCTGATCAGGCCCATGGCGGTGGCGCCGTCCAGGCCGAGGCGGCGGAACTGGGTGGAGTACTCGTTGAAGGTGTCGAGGAGGTCCTCGGACTTGTTGGCGACGCTGCCCATACCGGCGGCGATGAGGTCCATCGCCTCCTCGAAGCTGTCCGCCATGCCGGTCTTGACCATCTGGCCGGCCGCCGCGGTGGCCTTGTTGATGTCGTCGTCGAAGACGTTGGCCAGGGCCATGGCCTTCTTCGTCATGTCTTCCAGGCCCTGCTGGTTGCCGGTGAAGTCGTCCATGTTCAGGGTCACGGACTTGATGGCGTCGCCGACTTCGGCGGCCGACTGGCCCCAGCCGTCGGTGAACACGTTGGTCATGGCGTCGGTGGCCTGGGCGACGTCGGCGCCGGTGTTGGCGAGCTGGGCTTCCAGACGGGCGGTCGCGTTGGACACGTCCAGGGCCTGTTCCAGTGTGGACATCAGCGCGGCCGCCGCCAGGGCCCCGGCGGCCGCTCCCGCCGCGGCCAGTGCGGTGCCCATCTTCGCCCCGTTGTCGGACGCGGCATCCGCCATCGCGGCGGTTTCCCTTTCCACCGTGCGGCGCCCGGACCGCATGCCGCGGCCGGTGGTGTCCCGGGTGGACAGGGCGAAATACGAGCGACGTATCGCTCATAGGACCACCTCCATTTCTACTGGGGGTGGTCACCACCCAGCTGTCGGAGAACTTCCTCGCGGTAGCTCTCGATCACCCAATGAACAAGATCTTCGACGCGTTGGCCGTTGGGCTGCGGCTTCACCCACAGCCTTCCTGTGTGCGGGTCAGGACTGGCCGGACTTGCGGGCGGTCTCCTCCATGTGGGCGGTGTAGGCCTCCAGCCAGTCCAGGAGGTGGTCCTCTTCCTCGACGGTCAGTAGGTCCCAGTCGCGGGGGGTCATGTGCAGCAGGTGAGCGGCATTGCCCAGGTGCCTCAGACGGCGAAGGGCAGCCGGGCTTTTCCCTCGTCATCCGGCGCCTCGTCGAACTGCTTGAGCATGCCCTCGATGAGCTCCTCGTCGCCGTTCTTCTCCCGCAGGCGGGCGACGGCGAGCTCGATCTCGCCCTTGGTCATCTCGATCTTGAGTTCGTCCCAGCAGAAGTCGACGTCGTCGAAGCGGAGCGTGGGATGCTGCCGTTTCAGCAGGACGTGCAGCAGCGCCCGCCGGCACAGGGCGTTGCCCCGGAGAATGCCCATGGCGAAGTCGTTGAAGCTCTTGCCGGTGCGCGTTTCCAGGGCTTCACGCTCGGCCGACATGAGTTTGTTCGGGTTGTAGTCGAAGACCTGCTCATCGCTTTCATCGGGGGTGTAGGTGACCTTCAACGTGACCGCCTTGCTCGTATGTTCAGTCGGACCGGGATGCGATGCGGTTGATCATGTCGGCCAGCGCGAACTGGACAGCCCGCTTGTAGCGGCCCTCCTGGCCTTCGAACGCGCGGTCGAACCACTTGGTCTTGCCGTGCTGCTGGACCCACACCTCACGGTTGCCGTAGACGGGGTGCCGCCAGCCCGAAGCACGGTTCGTGCGCTTGGCCGCATTGGCGAAGCCGCGCAGGTTCGGCGTCTTCATGGCTTTGATCTTCGCGCCGGGGAACTTGCCCGAGATACGGGCCTCGGGCCGGATCCTCCGCGCGATCGCGGACTTCAGCGCCGGGCCGCCGTGCGGTGTCGCCGACGCCATCGACATGATCGACGATTTCGCCTCCGCGGCTCCTGGCTTGAGCGCCTCCCGCATATTGCGGGTGAGCTCCTTGCGCAACTGCTTGCCGTCCTCCTCGGCGCGCAGCGCGCGGGAGATGGCCCGCAGGTTCTGCGGGGTCAGCTCCAGACCGAGAGAGGCGTTGGACGCGCGGGGCATCAGCGTCGTCTCCTTACGCGGTTGTCCGGGTGACGGCGCCCGATGTGGGGTAGCTGACGGACACCGAGGCCTCGTCGCCGACGCTGCCTTCGATGGGGTTCCAGCCCTTGACCAGGACACTGCCGGAGTACTCGGGGTTCGACGTCGACACGGCCGCGTTGTCCAGGCGCGTCTGGAACGCCACGACGGTGCCAAGCAGCGGCCACATGATCGAGTCGAGTTCGGTGGCGGCGACGTCCTGCAGGAACTCCAGCCCCAGCTCGCCGGATTTGATCCCGCCGAGGAGTTCCTTCCAGCCGAGGCTGGCGTAGTTGGTGACGTCCTTCTCCTCGACCTCGGTGGTGAGCTCGATCTTGCGGGCGTATTCGGACAGGTCGTTGGAGGCCAAGTTCAGGTATGCGGCGAGCAGCACCATCTTGGGCATGGGGATTTTCTCCTTCGTGGCATAGCGAAGGCCCGCACACCGCCGGGTGCCGGGCAGGTCAGAACGAGTACGAGCGGGCTGCTACCTCACGCCGAGCACCACCACGAAAAGGAAGCTGGGGTCGGTGCCGGTGATGGTCCACGTCGGCCGGTACCAGGTGTCGGCGTGCGCGCTGCCGTCGGTGCGCAGGATCTGCCCGCCGCCCGCGGTCGCCGCATCGAAGGTGAGCCTCGTCTCGGGAGTGCCGGCGAAGTCCTCCTGGCTGTCGGACTCGATCTCCACGGTGATCGTCGGCGTGCTCGTCCCGGACACGCTCAGCACGTGCAGCGCGGCGTACAGCCGCTGCCCCGCGGCGATCGCGCCGAGCTGTAGGGCGGTGCCGTCGCCGGTCGCCGTGCGAGCGGTGCCCGGGGGATGGGCGAACACGCCGCGTACCAGCGGCCAGCTGCTCTTCGCCATGCCGGACCAGGGGGCAATCTCGCCGACCGCGTCGCCGAGTTTGTAGTCGGCGCGCATCGCCTTCATGAAGTACGCCAGATCCCCGACCACCGCATCGGCGGGGGACGCCGACCATGCGGTATTGCCGCCGAGTTGCGCCCACGAGGAGTCGTCGACCATGCCGGAGTCGCCGGCCTCCCACTGCCCCTCGCCGGCCATCTCCGCTGATCCGAGCCCGCCGAGGAGTTCCTTCCAGCCGTCGGAGCGGTAGTTCGTGGCGTCCTTCTCCTCGATCTCCGACGTGATCTCGATCTTGTTGGAGTTCCCGGACAGATCAGCGCCGCCCGCGAACAGCCGGCAGTCCAGCAGCACGGATTTCGACATCAGCCGCTCCCGATGACTTTGATGATCAGCTCGGCGCCCACGTATTGGGTGCCGGCGTGCTCGTACCAGCGGTAGCCCTGCACCCGCATCACGTGCAGGTCATGCGCCGCGCCGTCCAGCGCGAGCTCGCCGGGTGCGCCGCGCGCGGCCTCGATCGCCGCCTTCAGCGACGACGTGCCGGACCCGGACAGCAGCGCGTCGAGGATCTCCTGGGAGCTCTTGTCGTCAGCCCTGGAGACGAGCACGCGGCAGGTGAACTCCAGCTCGTCCAGGCCGCGCTTGTAGGCCTTGTCGAACTGCTGGGTGTACTCGCCGACGAAGAAGTGCGGCGCGGTCACGGCGTCTGGTACGTAGCCGGTGCACGTGAGCGCCGGCGCGCCGGTCGGCATGACGACCGCCGATGCCGCCTCGGCGATCTTTGTGCGGACCGTGGAGATCTGCATGCGCTGCCCCTTACGCCAGGCCCGGCAGGATGTAGGACTTGATCAGCTCGTACACGTCCGGGTCCGTGCGGGACAGCCGGATCACGCCCCACTCGGAGGAGCCGAGGACGCCCTCCGGGGAGTCCTTCCGCTTGAACAGGCGCGCGGCCAAGATCTTCGTCGCCTCGGACACACCATCCGGTATGGCGGGCCAGCCCCACCGGGCCGTGACCCTGACACGTCGTCCCGCTCCGGAGGGCCAGTAGCTGTTGATTCTCAGCAGTGAGGTGATCGGCTCAAGTTGGTCGATGGCGTCGGTGGGTTCTGCCTCGATGGAGCTGGTGATAACGGTCCACGCTCCTGTGAGTCCGGTCTCGACGATCAGGCCGTCGACATCGCCGATGTCCGCGATGAGGAGGTGCCAGCCGTCCTCGTCCCGCACCATCCGCCGTGTCGGATTGATAACGCGGGCTGTCGCTGTGGCATCGAGGTAGAAGCGGCGCCCGGTGTTCTTGTCGATGGCCCGGGACGCGGCTGCCAGCTTGTCCACGAGGATGCTGTCACGGTCGGTGTCGGTGATCGTGACGAACGCCTTCAGCTGGGCGAGCGTGGCGTACAGCGGGAGCGAGGTGACGTACACCTCGATCTCGACCTCGACCGGTTCCCCGCCGAAGGTGCCGTCGAGGGTCGCGGTGTAGGAGGCCTGCGCCTGGCTGGAGGACACCTGCCACACGTACGTGTACGTGGTGCCGTCCACGCCCAGGCCGTCCGCCGTGGGCCCGATGACAGCGGCCCCGCCCGCGGTCGGGGCGATCGTCACCGTCGGGCTGGTGAGCACGGCCCCGGCCTCGAAGACCAGGGCCACGTCATCCCCGGCGGCTGCCGTGATCATGCGGTCACCGCCGCTCGCACCGCCCGGGCCACGCCCTCCTCGAGGGAAACGCGCGGCCGGTAGATCTCGAAGAACCGGTCCGGGTCACCCACCCGGTACGCCACCCCACGCGGACGGTCCGGATCATGGAGGATGATCGGCATGTAGCCGGCCTCCTTGCGGATCATGTCGGCCAGGTCGTACATGCGGATGCCGCGCCCGGTGCACAGGTTCACCGGCTCTCGGACGTCCGCGTCGACGACGGCCAGGGCACCGGAGACGACGTCGTCGATGTGGATCCAATCGCGCACCTGGTCGCCGTCGCCCCAGACCATGAAGGGGTCCTCACGCCGCCGGGCGCGGCCGATGAACGCGCCGAAGGGCCAGTCCTCGCCCTGATCCTCGCCATAGCCGGAGAACGGCCGCACGACGTGCACAGCCAGGCCCTCGAGGGCGGCCGCGGCCGCCATCCTCTCCCCGGTCAGCTTCGTCCACCCGTACCCCGCGTCCGGCTGCAGGACGGTCAGATCACCGAGGGCCTGAAGCAACTCGCCCCCGACCTCCCGCTCCGGGTCCGCGTCCCTCTCGATCAGGCGGTACGGCGTGTATCCGGTCTGGAACCCGACCGGGTAGACGGCCGAGCTGGACAGATACAGCACGCGGCGCTGCCCGGTGCGCAGTGCCCAGTCGAACATCGCGGCGTCGAGCTGCAGGTTGTACGCCATCGTTGCGGGGCGGCCGTCGATCGCGGCGCGGTGAGGGGCCCGGGCGGCAGCGTGCACGACCAGGTCGAAGACGCGGTCACCCTCGCGGAAGACGTCGAGGCAGTCGACCGGATGGTCAGGGTTGGCGATGTCGCACGTGACGACGTCCCAGCCGGTCTCGCGCAGGGCGTGGGTCATGTGCCGGCCGACGAACCCCAAGGTGCCAGTGACCAGTGCGGTCTTCATCGCACCCCCCAGATCCCGAAGCAGTACGGCAGGCCCAAAGGCCTGAGATCAGCCTCGGCGTAGACCACCATGTCCCAACCGGAACCGGCGAGCATGGCCTCGACATCCTCGCGGGACCAGGCCCAGTAGTGCTCCGGATTGGCGTCGTCCCACGCATCGACCGGAGTGGACAACACCAGCGCGCGGGAGCGGTCCCGGATACCCCGCAGCACACTGTCCGGGTCGTCCAGGTGCTCGATCGTCTCCGAGCACACGAACAGATCGACCTGGGGGATCTCGGCCAGCGTCTTCTCAATCGGTCCCTGGTACTGGTAGCCCGGGGCATAGTCCCCGAAATACCGGGTGGACGCCGGGACCTCCTTGAGGATGGCGCCGTTGCCGCAGGACAGGTCCGCCGCCCTGGCTACCTGCGGGTAGGCCACCCACCGCGCGACCGCGGTGGTGACGTCAACACGTAGATGGTGGTCGCGCCAACGGCGGTGGTCGTGCGGTGCGGCGTATATCTGCCGCAGCTGGTCGTCGCTATAGGCCGGACGCAACCGGATGCGGGTCACCGGGAGGGCCTCCGTCCCAGGATGAGCTGGAAGGGGCCACGGCGGTCGTGGGTGACGATGGTGTAGCCGCCCTGCCGGATGAGTGCCTGGTATCCGGCGAGGTCCCAGGCCCAGGCGTGGCATTCGTCGGCTCGGCCGGGGCGCTCCTGCCACGGGGAGGAGGCCACGATGAACGGCGAGTGCTCGCCGATCCAGCGCACCGCACCGTGCGGGTCGGCGATGTGCTCCAGAACTTCGGTCACCACGGTCACCTCACCAAAGGCGATTCGGTCCCGGTCGGCGCCGAACACGTCGGCCAGGTAGGCCAAGACGTCCCGCTCGGCCCAGCCGGCCTGGTTGGTGGGCGTGAAGTCGTAGCCCCAGCTGCTCACGTGGGGCATCTGCTGCAGCAGGGACAACAGACCGCCGTCGCCGCACCCGAGGTCGGATACGGAGATGCTCCCGCCGAGCTCACGGGCGGCGTCGCCCACCAGCTCGGCCGCCCGGTCCAGGCGCGGCCGGTGATGCGGCTGGTCCAGGTGCGGGGCGCGCTCCCTGTGCTCGTGGAACTCGAAGGTAGATACGTGTGGGATGTCGCCGTCGAAGAGCTTCCACTCACCCATGGGCCGCCTCCGCGTGGGCCTGGCGGACGGCGAGGACGTCGCGCTGCTGGTGCTCGGCCCAGTAGGCGGCGTACGCGGCGCGGTCGCGGTCGTAGAGGGCAGGGTCGTTGACGCGCCGGTGGCCGTCGTCCCAGTCCGTCTTGCCCGCGATCGGGTGGACGTGCTCGACGATCACGTCGGGCAGGTAGCTGAGACAGCCGGTGGTGGCGCCGAGGTCGCGCCAGTAGTTGTCGACGTACAGGTGGGTGAGCGCCGGCGGGGCCATGTGGCCGAGCGCGCGCACCACACGGGCGGTGATTGCGCACTGGGTGGGCAAGTTGACACCCTGCAGGAGGTCGTTGCCGTAGACGATCCCGGGCAGCCCCTGCAGAGCGGTCAGATACCGCTGGTCCCAGCTCTTCGTGCGGGGCCGGTGGTCGTCGCCCATGAACCCGATCGCGTCCGGCACGGCGGGGGCCGGCGCGGCGAGCAGGTGGCGGGCCGCGTGGTTGAGCGCCGAGACCATGGTCCCGCTGGGCTGCGCGACCAGCTGCACACGCTGGCCTGCGGCGGAGGCCTCACCGACGGCATCGCGGTAGGCCGGATACTGCGGATCGTCCTCGTCGGCGGCGAACAGGAGCCACGTGTTCTCGGTGCACGTGACGCGGAACGCTTCGGCGAGCTGCGCGACGGTGTGGGGGCGGCCTCGGGACGGGACGATGACGGCGAGGCTACCCATGGGCGGCCGCCGTCTCCGGCTCGCTGCCGTCCGGCACGGGGGCGTGTGTGGGGGCGGGAGCATCGGCGGGCGGGGTGTAGTCGTCCTCGCCGACCCACATCTGCTTGTGGTGGGTGGTCTTGACGCCGGTGTGGACGAACACGGGGATCTGCTGGGTGGACAGGCGCCAGCAGAACGACAGGTCTTCCGATACCCACCGGCCGTCGGGGTACTTGACCCGGTCGAACCACACGTCGCCGTACTCGGCGCGGAGTTTCTCGGCGGCGGTGCGGTGGAGGAGCAGGCAGGCGGCGCCGGTGCCGGCGACCTGCAGCACGGTGTTGGCCGGGTAGTGCCAGCGGGTCGCGAACCCGACGCGGCCGTTTGCGTCGTGGGCGGGACTGTAGATGGTCGGTGCTGGGCGCAGGCGGCGTCCGCCCATGCCGTCGTAGGCGATCTCCTGTACGCCGAAGCACAGGCCGCCCATTACGGGGCGTTCGTCGGGGTCGGCGGCGGCCAGGAGCCGGTCGACGGTGTCGGGGGCGAAGCCCATGTCGGTGTCGATGAACCACAGCCATTCGTGCGGTGTCTCGTCGAGCCACTGCCGCACGACCTTGTTGCGGGCCTCGACGATGCCGCCGGTGGAGCAGGCCATCATGAACGGCCCGCCGGTGCCGACCAGGTGCCCGTCACGGGTCTGGTCCCACACGACCAGCCGCATCACCGACTCGTGGAAGCTGTGGGACACGGTGTGGGGGTGGAGGTAGGCCATCTGGACCAGGCCGTCACCGGATGGCGCAGGATGCGTTTCACTCATTGGCCTCGCCCTTCGTGCCGGGCTTGCGGCTCGTGCTGCGGCGCGACAGGGTGCGCTTCTCGCCGGGGGCGGCGGTGGCGCGCTCTACGACCGGGGCCGGCGGTTGCTCCTGCTCTTGTGCGTCCTCTTCCTCGTCGGCGGGCGGCGGCCCGGCGAGTTCAGCCTCCGGGGGCTGGTCGCCGAACAGGTCCGGGCGCTCGACGACGAGGGGGTGGTTGTCGTCGGCGGACTTGCCGCGGATGAGCTCCATGGATCCGCCGGACCAGCGGACGATGCCGGTCACCACTGCGTACTTCATCGGGGGTCTCCTCTCACGCTGGAGATAAGTCCGGGCCGCAGCGCGCGTGAGGCGCTGCGGCCCGGGGCTTGTCAAACTGCGATGACACTGATGGTCATCGTTGGATCCGTGCCGCCAGGGTCACAGTCATCACACCGACTTGTTGACGAGCAGCCGGAATCCGAGGTCGTTGATGCTGTCAGCGCCGACGCGGGACCAGGCGAACCAGCCGCGCTGGCCGGTGGGCCGGTTGTTCGTGACGTCGAACAGCATCGGCAGGAATTCGACTTGCATGCCGGCGCGCTGGGCGACCAGGTAGTTCTTGAAGTCGCCGACGATGAGCAGCGGCTGGGTGCCGGTGCCCGCGACGAAGTCCGACATGTAGTCGTTCATCGGGTACTCGCGGCCGAACATCCTCGGGATCGCCTCTTCGGTGAGGTTGATCGTGAAGTTCGGGTCGGTCGTGCCGAGCTGCCGGATGGTGTTCTGGATGTTCGTCGAGGACAGCCAGGCGGTCGTCATCTTCCGGCGGTACTTCTGCGGGAGCGCATCCCACAGCCCGTAGATGTCGGACGCTGCCAGTACCGATGTGGACGCGATCTCGATCTCCACGTTCGTGTTCGCGTCCAGCGCGGTCACCAGACCAGTCGGTTCGGTCGAACCAGAGCCGTCGGTGAGCTTCTCGGCGAGCAGCTCGTTATAGCCCTCCGAGAGGAGCATGGACATCTGCTCGGCGAAACCGGGCCAGTCCATTCCGATCTCGATCGAGAACGGGATGAAGCCGTCCGCACGGTACGTAGGCACCGACGGCTGGGCGATCGTCGGGCTGTTGTCCGTCGTAGCCGCAGCCTCAGCGCTGAACTGCCACGAAACGCCCGCGGTGGACAAGCCCTTCCACGTGTCGTTCGTGATCGTCTCCACGCGCGCGAGACGGAGGATGTCATTCTCCGACTCCTGCGAGGTGAGGATGATCGTCGGGTCGATCAGCACCGGCACCGCGAACCCGCCGCTACCGTCCGAACCGACGCTCATCGCACGCTTGATCAGCCCGACCTGCTCGATCGCCCTCGATTCCTCCGGCGTGAACACCGGAGCCGTCGACGCGGCGATCTTCTGGAACGCGGACCGGTAGTGCGGATTCTCGGTGGCCAGCATCAGCCGGCCGATGAGCTCGCCGTTGGTGTCGCCGGTCTGCGTGCGCAGCAGCTTTTGGACGCGCTCCTTCTGATTCGGATCCAGGTGCCGTCCGCCCTCGGAGGAGTCGACGACGGCCATCGACCGGTCGTACACGGCCCGCTCGCTGAGAATCCGCGGGTCCTCACTGAACGGGTCCTGCGCCGGCGAGAACCGCGTCGAGGACCACTTCTCGCGGGACTCGCGCAGCCGCTCGGCGCGCTGCAGGGCCTTGTGCTCGGCCTCGCGGAACTTCAGCTCCGCCTCGAGGTCGTCCCAGCTGCGCTGGGCGTCCTCATCCAGCTGCTCGCCCGCGGCCTCGGTGTCGAGGACGAGCATCTCTTCGTGGATCTGGCCGATGCGGGATTCGGCGGCCTCGATGTTCTCGGACCGCTGGTAGTCCTTCGGCTCATCTTCCTTGATCTTGGGGGGCATCCCCGTCACCTCTTCACGCCAAGTAGGGACAGGCGACGGACACGTGCCGCCGCTGAGAGTCCGCTTGCGTGGCGAGCCGGTGAACCACCGGGTGCCGGGGCCTGCGGTACGGGTGCTGCCGGAGCCGCGGGCCCGCCCTCCTCGGGCGGGGTGCGGAGTCCGTGCAGAGCCCGGAATGCTGCAAACGATCGTACGAGGTCCTGGTACTGATCCGAGTCACGCTCGGCGATCTCGGCCATCAACCAGTCCACCCCGGAGCGCAGACCAGCCGTCGCATCCGGGTTCGCCGGCCACGTGACCGGCCCGGCCTCGAACAATTTGATCTCCGTTATGGTGCGCTCCGGCAGGCCCTCCGGGTTGTGGTCGGCCTGCCCGGGCTCCCGGTTCCACGACTCACCGATCACCTCGAACATGAACGAGCTGCCGTACGCGCCGGCCTCGAGGCCGGGCACGAGGTCGCGGTTGTAGGAGGTGTCCAGCAGCGGCACCTCCATGTACGGGGAGGTGTCCCGTTCCTCGAGGACCGAGGCCACGCCGAGGACCTTCTGGTGGATCTGCATGTCACGGCCGTGGTTGAACAGCACCTTCACCCCCGAGGCGCCCTGGGACTTGATGGTGCGTTTGAACGAGCCCTTCTTGGTGCGCTCGAGGAAGCGGCCCTCCCACCAGGAGTCGATTTCGTACCAGGTGTCGAAGCGGGAGAACTCCACTGTCATGACGGGCATCTCGCCCTCGGCAGCGGCGATGTCGTCACCTTCGGCACGGGCCGGACGGGGCCGGTCCAGGGCGGGCGCCATGGCGCCGCCGCGGATCAGTTGCAGACCGCGGATCGCGGGCATGGTCACTCCTCCTGCTGGGGGCCGGTCGCGGCCGGATCGGAAACGGGCACCGCGGCGGGCGGATGCGTCGGCTCATCACCCCACGAGACGGGGGTCAGCTCTTCCTTGTCGCGGACCTCATTGACGGTCTTCCATTGCGCGGACAGCGCGGAGGCGTGCGCCAAGTAGCGCTGCATCGTGTTCGTCTCCAGCAGCGCGTCGCGGTTGTAGCGGGCGTACTGCGGGCGGGGCAGGAACTGGAACCAGATCCGTTCCATGCGGCGGATCCACCGGCCGATCGCGTACTTCAGCAGCGTGAGCTCGCGGTCCTGGATGTTCGCGTACGTCATGCTGCCGCCGGTCTCGTAGCCGAGGATCTCGGGGATGCCCGCGCCGAAGATCCGCGCGCACTCGGCCTGGGACCATCCCTGCGTGGCGAGGAATTGGGACTCCTCGGCGGTGAGTTGGATCGGCTTGTAGTCCCAGCCCCTGCCCATGACCAGCGGCTCGCGGCGGCCGCGCAGTGTGGCGAGGAACCGGTTCTTCGCCGTGCGGGACTGGGCTTCGTCGATCGTCGACTCGGAGTTGATGAGGAGCGCTGTGGGGTGGGCGCCGTCCTGGAACCACTGCAGTCCGAACTTCGACGCGGTCAGGGATATGCCGACCGTGTTCGCGAGCATCTGGATCGGCGACAGGCCTTGGATGTAACCGGGCACGGCATTCGCCCGGCGGTGGAACATCTGTGCCTGCGAAATCTGCCTACCGTTGTGCAGCCAGTTCACGGTGCCCTTGTCGGTCAGCGACCCGCTGACCAGGTCCGGGTGGAATAGCTCGACCTGCTGCAGGAAGCCGCCGGCGTTCGACCGTTCCAGGATGTCCCCGTAGACGTTGCCGCGCAGCAGCCACGAGTACAGGGCCCGGTAGGTCCAGTCCTCCTTGCCGTATCCGTCGCCGTCCGGGTCCTCCATGTAGCCCGGGGTGCGCAACTTGACCGGGACGTCCCCGGTATCCCGGAAGACGTCCAGCGGCAACTCGGAGACCACCGACGCGATCAGATCGACCGCGGAATACACGGCGACGGACTGCAGCGCCGACTCCGCGGAGGACAGGTTGACGTCGGCGTACGACTGGGTCTTCAGGGAGGCGATCGCCTGCTCGAGGCTGGCCTGCGGCCAGATGGAGCGCTCCTCGCCCTTGCCGGGCTTTGTCTCCCGGCGCTGCCACCACAGGCTCACGGGATCCTCCGATCGGCCAGCACCAGGAACGCGCCGAGCGCGATGAACCCGAGCGGCGCCCATGCCAGCCACAGCCCGTATGCGACGAGCAGCGGGCCCATCACCCCGGGCACCATCCGCAGGCAGAACCCCACGGCCGCCGCGGCCGCGCCGGCGGCGGTCTGCCACCGCTCACGCCAGCGCTGTCGCTTCGGCTTCGGCTTGGGCTTGCTCATGCTGCTCCTCACCAGATGTTCGCCACGGGGTCGTAGTCGTCGTGCACCAGCGGTCCCCGGGTCAGCAGCGCCCAGCGGGCCAGCGTCACCGTGACGAGCGGTGCCACGTCGACGAGGGAGCTCGTGCGGTCCAGCGCCCAGGCGTCCCCGACGCGGCGCGTCCGGGCGCCGTTGACCGCGGCCGTCAGGTCGGCCTGGTCCGTGTGCACGGCGGTGCCCTGGTTCATGGCGTCGGCCATCTGCCCGCAGGCCTCGACGAAGTCGTTGGTGCGGACCACGACGAGGTGGCCGCGGTGCGGCTTGTCCTTGTCCTCCGGCGTGGTGATGCCGGCGGTCACCAGGTCGTCGATGAGCGATCCGGCCGGGGCGCCCGACGAGGCGATCGCCACGACCAGCGGGTTCCAGACCTTTGCCAGGCGGACCAGCACGGGCACCGCCCAGTCCGTTCCCGCACGGCGTTCGACGAGCTCCAGGTGCACGCGCCCGTCCTGGCGGACGCAGGCCATCCCGATCGAGGTCCAGGCGCGGTCCTTGGAGACGTCCACCGTGAGCGCCACCTGGCGGGTGGGCTTGGACAGCTGGTCGACGATCGTTGGCCACTTCGCCCGGGGGATGTTGGGGTCCGGCGCGGGCGTCGACTTCCGCGTGCGGTTCAGGTACGCCCGGTCGAACTCCGCGGCCTCCATCGTTTCCAGCTCGTGCTGGATCACCGCCTCGGTGACGGTGTACCCGAGCGCGGGCAGCGTCGCCCGCCACGTCGCCGGGTCATCGCGCGGCATGTCCTCCGGGGCGAACCACTCGAAGTAGGCGGTGTGCGGAAACTGCCTTGTACGCCACAGCTCCTCGATCAGCTCGCGGCCGGCCTTGCGCTTCTTGTTCAGCGGGATGGACTTCTCGGTACCGCCGGCGGACGCCCACCACAGCTGCGCCGAGGGCCGGGTCAGCATGGCCGGAGAGAACGCCTGCTCCAGGCGGTCGTCCTCGTGGGCGAAGAACTCGTCCATCATGCCGAGGTCCAGCGGCGGCCCGTGTCCGGCCTTCTCGGTGTTCGAGGTGATGCCGATCTTCGACCGGGTGGACCGGGCGATGATCGCCTCGTGCCCGTTGGCCTTACGGATGACGAACCGGCGCGCAATTCTCGACGCTTCGATCGTCGTCCAGAACTCGTCCTCCCACCGCTCCCGCGCCATGCTTCGGGTCTGGGCGGCGTAGATGATCCGCTGCCGCTTCCACGCCTGCGCCCGGTGCACCTTCACGGCAAGCAGGCCCTGGGTCTTGCCCTGCTGCCGAGGGACGGACAGGCCCACGTGCCGGTACCAGGGCAGGCACGTGACGGGGTCCAGCTCGAGGGAGACGTCCCACACGTAGCGCTGCCATGGCATCGGCGTATAGCCGAGCCGCTGCATCACCTTGGCGACCTTGCCGCCGAGCGTCGGGAACTCCGGCCGACGGGGCGTACCCCACAGCGGCGGGCACGTCAGCCCGTACAGCTCCTGCAGCTGCTCGCCGAACTCAGTCGGGGGACGCCAGATCGTCGAGGTCGTCGTCATCGTCCGGCTCCTCGGGCGCCAGGGAGCGGAGCTCGGCCATCACCGCGCGCAGCTCCTTGGACAGCGAGTGCAGGGAGAAGGCGGCCGGGGAGTCGATCTCCTGCGCCAGCCGTACGGCCACCGCGGCGAGGGTGGGAGCTGTGGGGTCCAGCGCCTCCAGGTCGCCAAGGGCGGCGATGTCGTCCAGCACCTGGGCCCTCACCCGCCCGGGTCCGGCTGCGTCCTCGAACGGGTCGGCGGCCGCGGCCGCGGATTCGTCCTCGGCCGTCGGCAGCAGCCGGGCGGGCGGGACGTCGAGGGCGGCGGCGAGCGCGGCCAGGTCGTCGACGTCGACGCGGCGCGCGCCGGACTCGATCTTGCCGAGGACCGAGGCGCTCATCGGGCGTCCGGCGGCGGTGACGAGCTCGGCCAGGTGGCGCTGGTCCCAGCCGCGGCGCTGCCGGTGCGTGGCGACGGCGGCCGCCACGCGTTCGCCGGTCTCGCCAATCTGGATGGCGCGAGCCGCCATGATCGCCTCCCCTCTACGCCGAAGGTCGGTCCGCGATCATGGCGGGCCCTTGAATGCCCCGGGGAGAGAAAAAGAAAAGGGGGTCGCGGGGTTGCGAAATGTCCGATTTTAAAAACTCGGGAGCTCACTGACCTGCACGTTTGCAGTCGGCTCGATCGTGAGTGGCATGGCGGGCATCGCGGCGTAGGAGGGTGCGGAGCCAGTTGGGGTCGCGGCGCGTCTCGGCCTTGATGATCTTTACCATGGCGTCGTGGCGCTTGGGGTCGGTGAGTTCGACAGGCTGGCCGTCGTCGGGTGGTGTCCAGCCGAGGGCGACGAGGGTCGCCGCGGTGTCGGCGGGGACGTGGACGTCGACGTCCTGGCCGTCGATCTCGCCGACGTGGATCTGCAGGTCGACGACGAGTTGCGGTACATGGCCGACCTGAGCATTCAGGGTGAAGCCGCGCGTGGTGTCGCTGATGTCCTGGCCGTCGATCTCAATGGCGGCGAGACCTGGCTCGCCGAGCCGGATGTGGGCGTTACGTGGCTCAGCCATCGGTGCTCTCCAGTACGCATTCGATGGGCTCCAGCGGGGGCACGAGGACAGCGGCGACGCGGGTCCACATCTCGGCGAGCTGGCGGGCCTCGGTAGACCGTACGGCGTGCTCCCGGGCCTGCTTGCGCTCGTCTGCCATCACCTCGGCGTGGGCGGCGTTCGGGGTCCAGGACTGCGCCCGGTCCTCGAAGTGCTGCGCCAGCTCGTACGCCTCGTCGGCGCGCTGGGCCCAGACCATGGCGCTGGTCTGGGCGGTGCGGTGCGCCTCGGGGAGCCAGGCGTCGTGGGGACTCGCGGGTTCCTGCTGAGTCACGGTGCTCCTTGCCGGCGTGTGCGGGACGATGAGGCGATGGACGCTGAACCTCATGGGTGGACGTACGAAGGGCCGGCCGAGTTGGCGGGCGTGGTGGGCGCGAAGGTGCACCGGGTGTCGGTACGCGCGGAGTTGACGATCACGATCGAGCGTGGCGACGACGAGCACGTGCCGCCGCTTCGGTCGTGGGGTGGCAGGGCGACAGCCACCGATCGGGTGGGTGATCTGTTCCTGGATGGCGTGTACGACCTGACGCTGCCGACCGGGCAGATGGGCCGCGCCTACGTGAGCACTTCGATCGAGCTGGGCGTTGGCGAGCGGCGCCTCGCCCTCGATGTGCAGGGCGTGGGCGAGGTGCCGTGGTGGCCTTCGCCCACGCCCAGTTCCTGAATCGATCTATGTCAGGGGAGGCCTGCGGCGTCGGGTCCGGCGTACCAGTCGACGGAGTTGACGAGGCGTTTGATCTCGGACAGGAGCTTGTCGCCCTTCTCGCCGTTGCAGTTCCTCAGGCAGGTCGGGCACTTGTTGATGCCGTGGATGGGGGCGAGGTTGTCGGGGTCTTTGCGCGCTCCGCCCTTGCTGACGGGGTGGATGTGGTCGACGGTGTCGGCGGCGCCGTGGCCGCAGAGGATGCATACGTCGGAGTGGGCGAGGATGCGGGCGCGGATCTTGCGGTACTCGTAGCTGGTGAGCTCGGAGCGTCCAGCCACGGTCCACCTCCGTGCATGCGGACGTCCGGCCGCGGGACGGTGCGGCCGGGCCGATCGGCGGTCGTTGTTCTTCAGCCGAGCGTGGCTGCCGCGGACTTGTATTCAGAGGCCTGCTTCGGCGCCAGGTAGTGGGAGACTCGCACGAGCATCGTGCCGTGAATATAGTCGTACTCCGTCAGAGCAGGCAGCGACTTGGTCACGCTCTGGATGTACTCCGCCCGGGCCTTCGCGTCTGCGGCGCTGGCGAACACCTCGATGGAGCCTCCGCGCCCAACGTCGCCTTTCTCAGTGCCGCTCACGTCACTGGCAGAGATCCGGCTGTCGGAGAACGTGATCTTCGACGTGTACTGACTCGGCCGACCAAGCAGGTGGTTCGGATCGTTCTCTGCGGTGACCGTGCCGGTGAGCTTGGCTGAGGGCACTGCCGCAGAGATCTTCTGGAACGCGGAACGGGCCGTGAGTGACTTGCTGGCGGCTGCGGCCTTGTCGTCGCCGCTGTCGTTGCTGCAGCCCACGAGGGTGATGGCGAGTAGGGCGGTAGTGGCTGCGGTGGCCGTACGGATACGGATATGCATGGTCCCCCCAAGGACGGTGTGTGAGGGGTACATCATGGCGCCTGGTGTGTGCCGTGTGGTGGCGTCGTGGCTGTTCTGTGACGTGGGCCCGCTGCCCGGTTCCGGTCCCGCGCCGTGGGCGTTGGGGCGCCTGCGGGGTTCCGGCCGCCTCGCCGGGCAGCGGGGGCTATGGGGTGCTGATGCCGACGAGGCGTAGTGCGCGGGCGCGTGTGGCTTTCTCGGCGCGGGCGAGGTCGGCGAGGGCGTAGAGGGGGCGGCCGTGGTCGTCGAGGCCGTAGGGCTCTAGGTGGCCGCGGCTGGCCCATTGGCGGATGGTGGCAGGGGTGACGGCGGCGGAGCCGGCGGAGATGATGCGGCGCCATTGCGTGGCCTGCTTGGCGGCCTCGGCTGTGGTGTAGGAGGTGATCGCGTTCACCTCCGCCCTGGCGGCTTACGGTCGGCGCGGTCCTGGGTGGAGACGGCCGCACCGGCACACAGGGCGTCTGCGCCTTGCTCGGTCTGACCGGTAGTGAACGCGTAGGCGCTCGAGTAGGTACGAGAGCATCAGTCCGGATCCCAGTGGATTCCTCGGGTGGGCACTCCTGTGCTGCTGGCAGGAGTGTGACGCTAAGTGGTGATCTTTGTCCAGCAGGAACGCGACGGCCCGCCGCGCGGTGGGAGAGCGCGGCGGGTCGTGGTGGCTCCGTGTGAAGCGGCCGATCACGTGCCCGGAGCAGGCGTCAGTATGGCAGTGGGGTGCGACATGTGAAGGGCCGTCCTCGTGAGGACGGCCCACCAAGCCAAGCCCTGCCGTGCCTCGCCAAGCCTGGCCGGGCCATGCCTCGCCACGCCTGGCCTCGCCATGCCGTGCGTGGGTGAGTGTACCGATGGCGAGGGGCCGTCCTCGTGAGGACGGCCCACCAAGCCTAGCCACGCCACGCCATGCCTCGCCGCGCCTTGCCGTGCCTTGCCGCGCCAGGCCGTGCCTGGGGGCGCCGTGGGGTTGGGAGTCTAGTAGTCGGGTTGTTCGAGGCGTGCGAGGCGTTGTTTGAGTTCGGCGATTTCCTGTTCGTTGCGGTTGGTGCGTTCGGCGGTTGCGTGGACGACGGTTTCGAGGCGTTTCTGGCGGACGTCGAGGCGGCGGTTGAAGTCCATTTGCATGGCGAAGGCGCGGACGGTGGCTTCGGTGAGCTGGCGGATTTCGGGTGTGAGGCCGTTGAGGTCGACGTTGATGACTTTGGAGTGGCCGCGGGCGAGGGCCCGGTTGGAGCGTTTCTGCTGGACGCGTGCGAGTTGTACGTGTTCGTCTGCGTGTACGACGCGGTAGCCGGTGCCGGGGACGGCCACCAGGGCGTGCTTGTCCTCGGTTTCGTATTCGCGGGCTGCGCGGCGCAGCGCGGTGCGGATGGCGTGCCGGTCGTGGTTGGGGTGGAGGTCGAGGGCTTCGGCCATGTGTTCGTAGGTGAGGACGTCGCCGGCGGGGCAGGTCTTGAGGAGGTCGTAGAGGATGCGCCAGCGGACTGTGGGGCCGGCGGGTTGGAAGCGGGTCACAGGGCGTTCACCTGGGTGGTGAAGCGGCCGAAGCGTGGCCGGTAGTCGCCGAGTCCGATCATGGCTCCGGCGGTTTCGGCGATGGCGCAGAGGTCGTCAAGGGCGAGGACGGAGGTGTCTAGTGTGCCGTCTGCTTCGAGGGTCCATTGCCGGAATCGGGGGCGGCAGCGCTGGATGCGGTTCTGCTGGACCTTGACGGACTTCATGTGGCGGAAGTTCTCGTCTGCCCACAGTCCGTCGACGTCGCGGGGGCCTTTGTAGCCGAGCGGGTTGGTGTCGGTGGAGATGAACACGCCGCGGGTGACCTTGACTCCGGCCCGGGTGACTTTGGCGGCGTCGGTGAGGCAGCGCTGGATGTTCTCGCCGGGGATGTAGGGGCCGACGTCGGGGTCGAGGTAGAGGCTGCCGGCGTGCTCCAGGCGGGCTATCTCCTCGTAGTCGTCGTCGGTCTTGGTGCGCTTGGAGCTGACCTTCTTCATCGCCTTGGCGACCGGGTCGAGTGGGTTGGACAGGCGGGCGTTGTGCATGAGGAGTTCGGCTGTGCCGGTGATGGTGATGCGGAATTGCATCGGGTCATCCTTTCGGTTCGGTGTTGTGCTGGGCGGCGATGAGGACCGCGATGCGGTGGAGCGCGGGCAGTACCGCCGCGGCGTGCTCGGCGTATTCGGCATGGGTGAGGAGTCGTCCGCATAGTCCGCAGTCGATCCAGGGTTGCCAGTCCTCCTCGGTGAGGGCGAAGGCGGCGCAGCCGGGGCATGGTGCGTCGAGGGGGCGCCGGCGGGGTTGGGTGTGGGTGATGTTCCGTACGCGGCGGATGAGGTCGTGGAGCTCGGTGTGCATCTCGGCGATCCAGTGGTGTGTGCAGGCCCAGGCGAGGTGCGCGGCGAGGTAGTTGATGTGCTCGCTGGGGCGTAGCGGGCCGGGGAGCGTCGTGGCGCGCTCGTCGGCCAGGAACGCGGCCCAGGTGTGGAGGATGGCCGGGAGCGGGACGGGGCCGGTCTGGTCGTGGTGGGGGTCGTGTACGGGGCCGGGGGCGGCGGGGCCGAGGAGGGTGAGGACGTCTTCTCGTAGGGGCATGGGTGCGTGTGCGCGGCCGCCGTGTCCCCTACCGTCGCCGTAGGTTGTGCGGCGGTCTTGCTCCAGGGAGGCCTCGAGGAGGACGAGTTGGTGGGGGATCTCCCGGAGCCATGCGCGTATCCGGTCTTCGCACCGTGCGCATGCGGTGCGGTGCGCTTCCTGGGGGCGCAGTGTGCGTCTGCAGGTGGGGATGGTGCAGTTACTCACGGTCGGCCTTGCCGCGGGTGCGCTGGATACCGGCGATGACGGCGGGGTGTTCGAGGAGTATGGGGATGGAGGGCTTGCCCTTGCGGCGGCTGGTCCTGTCCTCGCCTTTGAGGAGCGTGCCGAGGTCGTCGAAGCTCTTGGTGACTTTCTCGACGCTGCGCCGCATGGCCTCGTCGGTGGTCTTGCTCAGTTGGTCGACTCGTTTCTTCACTTCGGCTTCGAAGAGTTCGTCGGTGAGGAGTGGGATGAGTTCGCGGGCGGTTTTGATCTCGTAGCGGAGGTCTTTGAGGGTTCCTCGGGCTTCGCTGATCTCGGCGCGCAGCTGGTCGCGGATCTGCGTGAGGTCCTCGGTGGGAAGGTCGTTCATGGCTGCGCCCTCTCGGTGGCGGCTTGTCGGGCGGTGTCGCGGATCCCGGTCACGAGTTCCTCGACCTGGTCGGCGTAGATGTGGATTGCGGCGCTGCCTTTGCCGTTGTCGCGGACGCTGCGGAGGCTGATGGCGGGCCGTCCATAGCGTCTGGTGGGCGTGATCACGAGGTGGTCGCCGTCGGGGTCGGTGTAGTGGAAGGTCATCGGGTCTCCGGTGGGTGGCGGGTGGTCACTTGTACTGGCGGGTAGGGGTGGTGTCTCGCGCGCGCACGCGTGCCTGCGATTGCGCGCGCGTGAACGCAGGCACGCGCGAGATGGGGTCAGTGCTCCGTGGTGGTGGCGGCGAGCAGGTCTTGGATGTTGTGGTGGACGGGGATGCCGAGCTGCTCGGCGAGCGCTGTCTCGCGGTCGGCGCCGGGTGATGTGCCGGGGAGTCGGAGGACCGCGTCAGCCACCTGGAGCCAGGCGATGTCGAGGCCGAGCCACACTTCGTACGGGTGGCTGGTGGCCTGGACCCATGGGTGCTTGAGGTGGGGCACGTAGGGGGCGTGGCCGGCAGCGAGGAGCTGGTCCGCGGCGTCGATGGCGGCCTGCGTGTGGTGTTCCGGGTCGGCGCTGTAGGGGCCGGACACGTACACGCGCAACGGGTGGCCCATGCGCTCCTGGGGCTGGTCGAGGGCGTCGCGGATCACTGCTGCTCCGGGGTGGGCGTTGGCTGGGTGGGTGCGTCTGGGGCGGCGAGGCTGACGCGGATCGACCGGCATGCAGCTACGGCGGTGCTGTCGGGCTCCAGGTCGTGCGGGAGTTGGCAGTGCGGGCAGCGCGGACGCCCCTCGGCGGCGGCCTCAGCTGGCCCGTCCTGGGGTTGGGCCAGGTCGTTGGCGGGGCCGATCACGTGCGCGGGGTAGCCGGGGCAGAACGCGGGCGTGTCGTCTTGCTGCCCCCACATGTGGTAGCCGTGCCGGTCGGTGCGCCTGCACGCGGTGACTGGCAGCGGATCGGACACGGGCTCATCGAAGGCGGCGTCGATGGCACTGATTACGGATTCCCAGCCTCGGGTGTAGGCGCGGCCGAGTTCGCCGGTCTGCTGGGAGTGGTGTGGGAGGCGTGGGATGTCGAGTACGCGGACTATGGCGGCCTCGGCCTGCTCGGCGCGCTGCCGGATCTGCTGCATCTCGTGGTCGAGGGCGGTGAGTACGGCGTTTGTGATGGCGGGTGTTTGGGTGTAGCCCCAGGTGCCGGTGCCGTCGGTGGCGTGCCAGATGCGGGCTTTGTCGATGGCCTGGGTGAGCCGCTCGCGGAGCTCGGCGGGCACGGTCTCGCCGGGGCAGGTGTAGACGGTGCGTCCCCGCATGTCCTCATCCTGTGCGGTGGCGAGGGCTTGTAGGTGCTCGGCGACGACGCGGCAGACGCGCTGGTGCTGCTGTACGAACGTCGGCTCCTTCGGGCCGGGGACGGCTATGGCGTCCCAGAGGGCGTCGTCGAGTTGGACGGACAGCCCGGTGCCTGGATCTGCTGTGTGGGCCTGTGGCGGCGTGGGGGCGGTCGGTGTGTCGGATGATGCGCCCGGGGTGTCTGCGGCCGTCTGGGGCGGTGTGGGGCCGTCCGGCGGGGCATCGGCGAGGATCGCGCGGGCCACCGCGAGGGCGGCGCGGACAGTCTTGTCGTGGTCCTTTTCGGTCGGCTCGACACCAGATGCGCGGGACAGGTCGGCATACAGACTGGCGAACTGCGCGGTGTGCTCCAACAGCTTGGCGAGCGGCTTCACGAGGCGTGGTGCGACCAGGATGGGCGCGCCGGGCAGGGTGAGCCGATCAGCTGCAGCGCGGAGTGTGTCGGTGGGGCTGAGGTCGGTCATCGCTGCTCCTGGGTGGTGTCGTTGTTGGGTTGGCGTGCGTGCCGGGCCTTCTGCTGCCTGTCTTCGCGTGGCGTGACGGATGCAACTGCAGCGGGGTGGGCAGGCCCACTGGACGTTGCGGTTGCGGTGCTTGCCCCACCGGTGCCGTCCTCGGGCGCATGCGATGGTGCGGATGACGGCGTCGGGGGTGCCGACTTCGGCGGAAGACCAGCAGTGCGGGGAGTCGTGGGGGTCGGTGATCACTGCTGGTCGGTGACCTGCGTTTCTGACACTTCTGACACGGGTACGCCCTGCGGGGCAGGGAGAGCCATCAGGTGCTGGACAGTCGGGTCAATCACGTGCGTCCTGGCCCTTCTGCGGTGCGTTGGTGGGCAGGTCGACCTGGCGGCCGTCGACGAGGTGGCGGTACCAGCCGGGGCGCCCCGGGATGGCGACCGGCGGCCATCCGGCCGTGGCCACTACCTCGCGGACGGGCCCGAGCGCGGCGCGGGCGCGGATCTCCTCGGTGGTCATCGGGTCCTCCTGGTGGGTTGGATGGTGTGGGGGTTGATGAGGCCGGCGCGGATGGCGAGGGCGACGGCGTGGGTGCGGTCGCGGGCGCCGAGTTGTCGGTAGGCGGTTTGTAGGTGGGTTTTGATGGTTTCGGGGCTGAGGTACATGCGGTGGGCGATTTCGGTGTTGGTGTAGCCGTGGGCGGCGAGTTGTACGACTTGGAGGCGGCGGCCGGTGATGGGTTGGGTCATCGTTGCCACTGGTGGGGGCGTATGCCGGTGCGGCGGCGTGGTTGGCGTGGGGGGCGTGGTTGTGGGTGGGTGCAGGTGGCGGCGTGGGCCGTGTAGAGCACTTCGGCGTGTTCGGGGGTGGGTCGGTCGGTGGTGAGTTGGCGGGAGCGGTAGCGGCCGGGTGGGTCTTGGTAGACGGCGACGCGGCCGGTGGGGTCGGGTTCGGGGTCGATGGGCTGTTGGCGGCCGTTGGTGGTGATGGTCCACAGCACGGGCTGCCGGCAGTGGGGGCATGTGCCAGGGCCGGAGGGGGCGGCTGGGCGCGGGTTCGGGTACGGCATGGCACGGGGCTCCTTTCAGGTTCCGGTGGGGTCGTGGTACATAGCGTGGTGCAAATCGGCGAAGGTGGCTCTCCAGCCGTCGCGTTTGATGTCGGAGGCGGTGATACCCGGCCCGGGGGCTGGGAGGCCGTCAGCGGGCCGTCTGGGGCCGGGAACGGCCATCACAAGCGGGGTCTGGCCATCGGGTATGGCGCGGCGCGGCGCACGTGTGCCGGGCAGCGGGCTGGGGACGGAGCGCAGCGGGGGCCGGGCAGCCGGTGGCGGGCGGTGGTCATCGACATCGGGGTGCGGGGCGTGGGGTCCGCGCCCGCGTGCGCCGTCAGGTTGAGGTCCTACAGCAACCATCTCCTGGGGGTAGTTCTTGGGTACTCCTGGGTTATTGGGGGACCCGTCCCCCGAACTCAACGGGGACCCGTCCCCCGAACTGCAACGGGGACCCGTCCCCCGAACTTGTTCCGGTGAGAACGGGGACCCGTCCCCCGAACTCACGGCTGCGGGGGCGGGGGCGAGTTCGGGGACCCGTCCCCCGAACTCGCTGTCCTGGCTGGGCTCGTCGGCGCGTGCGTGCTCGGCCTCCGCGGACGCCGGCAGCGTCGTGTCCGGGGCGTGCTCGCGGCCGCCGACGTCGAGCACGGCGGCGGCCGCCGCCCAGCGCGGGGAGGGGGCCAGGATGAGGATGTAGACGGTTGTGCGGCCGCGGCGGGGGTCGGATTCGGTTCCCAGCACGCCGGCGGCGATGGCCGCCGACAGGTAGCGTCGGGCTTCCTTCTCGTCGGAACCCATCGCGTCGGCCAGTTGCCGCAGCCGGATCGGCTGGCCGGTGTCGGCGAACCGAGTGCGGCCGCGGGCGTCGGCCATCGTGCTGAGCGTGTGGAGGGCCGTCAGGAAGCCCTTACGGCGGCGCAATTGCCGCGGCATGCCGGGGATCCAGCGCCAGGCGAGCGCGAGGCGGTAGGAGTGTGGGATACCGCCGTTCTTAGGCGGCTGGGCGTCGTGCACGGCGCTGCTCCTGGGGTGCTCAAGGGGTGGCGAGTGGCGAACCGTTTACGCAAGATCCCGGCCGTGGCCGGGCCGACCGGGGTCAGGCCGGGTCGTCTGGGCCGGGGATGGTGTAGATGGCGCCGCAGGGTCCGCGGCGGATGCCGGGCAGGATGTGGCGGTGGATCTGGCCGCAGCCGCCCTCGCCGCCGCAGTGGACGGTGTATTCAGTGCGGCCGCTGGTGACGATCAGCCCGGCGGGGACGAGCGCGGGGCCGCCCCACCGCGGGGGATCCTCGGGCAGCAGCGATAACTGCGTCGCGGTCATGGATGGGTTCCGGGTGGGATGTGGTTGGGCGGGATGTGCAGGTCGATGGCGAAGCGGCCACGTAGTGACCATGCGCCGGTGCAGTCGGTGCGCGAGATCCAGCCGATGTCCTGCAGCGTCCGCAGCGAGTTGTGGGTCTGGCCGGTGTGCAGGCCGGTAGCGGCGGTCATATGGGCGATGGACGGGCAGCGGCGCCTGGGAATGCGGCCGGCCGGGGTGTCCCAGGTGGCCAGAGACGACAAGGTCAGGGCCATCAGCCGGTCGATGGGATGCAGACCGGAGTAGCGAACAGCCCGCTCGTACAGGGCACGGTGCCCGCCTGCGGCCGCCGACGGCATGCCGGGAGGCTGCGACGCGGCAGCGCGGGGCGGCGCGGGCTGTACGGCAGACCGAGACCGCTGGGCGAGCCGGGCCAGATCCATCGGGGTGGGCCGCCCCGTCATCAGGACACCGCCGCAGTGGTGGCCGGCCGGATCTCCATACCCGTGACATCCAGCGGTTCATCCTCGGCCAGCAGGCCATCCCGCAGGGCGTTGCGGTAGGCCTCAGCCAGGATCGCCACGGCGTAGTCCACTGCTGCCTGCGCGGTGCATCCGGTGCGCCGCAGGACGGCCAGGTCCTCGGCCAGACCCGGGAACTGGTCCAGCGCGATCACCAGGCGCCCGCCATCAGCCAGATGCTCGGCCACCTGGACGGCCACTTCGTCAGCCACCTGGCCGACCGGCTCAGCCACTGGCCGCGCGAGCAGCTGCTCGGCCGCGTACCGGCTGATGCCGAGCTCCTTGCCGATCCGCCGCGCCCCGTAGCCGAGCTCGTCCTTCAGCCGGTGCGCCTCGGCATGCTGGTCGACGCCGCTCACTCCTCGCCGTCCCGGTCGTTGCTGTGCCCGTCGAGGGGCTCGCGGTCCATGCCGTAGTCGAAAACGTCCTCCGGGTCGGCGGGCGCCTGCTCCTGGGTGGCACGCTGCTCGGCGAGCTGCTTGCGGTGCTCCTGCTTGGGTTCCAGCAGCACGAACTGCAGGGCGCCCTCGGCGAGCCGCCCATAGGCGTAGGCGGCATCCGGAAGGCCCTGGGCGTGCTCCGATTCCCGGAACATCTCGGCAGCCTCGTGGTCGGCGACGTAGTCACGGCCGGCCAGGTACTCGGCGTGCTCTCCGGCCAGGTCCATGGACAGGACCTGCTCGTACGCCGTAGCGATCTTCTTGGCGTTGATGTAGTTGCCGAGGCCGCCGATCTTGTAGTCGCCGGGAATGGGATCCCGGTCCTCGTCGAGCGGGAAGAGCACCTGCTCCGGCTGATCTCCGGCCTGCACTTGGGCGATGGCCCAGGCCGCCCCGGACGCGAACAGCAGCGCGGCGTGGCAGTACCTGCGGCGGGTGCGGAAGCTGTGCTTCATGTAGATCTTCTGCAGGTCGAACACGGCGTGCTCGTGCGGCCCGCGCGGGCGGGGCTTGCTGTCCCAGCCGCGGGCCGCGGGCCCATGGACGGCGATCTTGCCCTCGTGGAGGTTGCGGCGCTGCAGGTCGACGCCGGCCTCGAGGAGGCTGGCGTTCTTGTCGGCGATCTGCCACTCGTGGGCGGCCTCCCCGAGGGCGCGCACGCTGTCGGTCAGGTGCTCGAACCATGGGGCGTTGGCCGGTGCGAGGTTGTGCATGCGGTACTCCAAAGGGTGGGTTGGGGCCGGGCGGGCGGGGCGGATAAGTGCTCTCGTCGCGCCCGCCCGGCAGTCATCAGGGCCGGGGCTACTGGCCGATGCGGTGCTCACACACGGCGCGGCAGCGTTCGCAGTACAGGAAGCCCGGCTCGACGCCGTCGTCCTCTTCCAGCCCGTCCTGCCCCCCGTCGCCGTCGGCGTCGTACACCTCGACGGGTGCCGGGCGCCGCCGACTGTCAACCGCGGTGCGGGCGAGCCAGACAACGCCGCGGGCGAGCAGCACTGCTGCCACGAGGGGGAGGCTCAGCCATATCAGTGCGCCGGTGAGCCACGGGCCGATCAGCACCGCCCAGATCTCCCAGCCATCGGTGGTCATTTTCGGGGGGTCTTCCTCTGGCGTGGAATGGGTGATGTGGAGGGCAGGTCCGGGCGGACGCGCGGCCGCGGGGCGCGGTGATGGTGGTCCCTGGGGGCCGGGCCGAGATGGGCGCTGATCCATAAGGACGCGAGCCGGGACAGGCCCAGGCGCCGGACAGGCCGGGCGGGCCGGTCCCGGGTCATGACCGGGTCACGGCGGCCGTGGCGCCACTCGGCGACCGCGCACGCCACCCAACCCGGCCCGGCGATGGCAACAGCGGCGCCGAGCAGCCACATCGGATCGACACCGGCGAAGACCGCCCACGCCACAGCGGCCATGACGATGATCAGCAGCCCGAACATCACGGGGCACCACCCCCGCCCGGGGCGATGTGGTCGGGGGTGAGCCACCCAGCAGCCGTCGCGAGCCACACGGCGTGCGCCATATCCCGTGCGCCGAGCCGCCGCAGGGCACGTACCCGGTGCGTCCTGATGGTGTGTGGGCTCACGAAGAGGCGGCGGGCGGTGGTATCGACGCTCTCGCCGCCGGCGGCTGCGGCCACGTACAGCAGCTGCGAGGGTGTCAGCGGACACGTATCCGGCCCGGGCGCACAGACCGGGGTCGTGGCACTGCGACGGTCGTGGCGCAGCCGGCCGACCTCGGCGAGCAGACGCTGCCGCATGACATCCAGCTGCTGCGCCTGGCGCAGCAGATGAGCCTCGGCCGGGGTCCGGGGCAGCCACCGCTGCCCCGGCGCCGGATCCTTCGGCAGGACCAGCCCGGCCTGGCGCATCCGCGCGAGAGCATCCTCAGCGAGCGGCTCAGACATCGCCGTCACCACCTGGCGCCAGGTGGCCGACGAACCGCACATAGACGCGATGCTCGCCGTCGACCGTGCAGGCCCTGGCCTCGAACGCCCCCGCGGGGGCGTAGGCCGGCAAGCTGCCCTTGCGGATCTGGTAGGCCAGCGATCCCGAACTGCGGGAGGTGCGATAGATGCCGACGACTGCCCACTGGCCCGGCTGCTGCCGCAGCTGGGCCGCGTGCCGGCGGTGGATTCCCCACTCCCCGCGACGCTGGTCATCCTCGGGCGGGTCCTCGAACAGCAGTGTCACCAGCGGTACCTCCATCCGGGGAGTTGTCGGGTCGAGGCCAGGCCCTCGATGTATCCGGCCAGCGCTGTGTCCTGGCCCGCGGCCTGCAGCTCCCGCGCGCGGACTTCGTCATCCGCCCCGGCCTCGGCGTCCGCACAGCCCATGACGAACATCCACAGGAACGTCTCCTGGTCTGCGTAGGGCATGTGTGCGCATCGCATCTCGGCGATATCCAGCGGCCTCACCGTGCCACCACCTCGAACCAGACCGGGATGGGCACGCCCCAGCGCATCAGGGCGGGCAGCAGCCAGTACACGACGGCCAGATAGGTCGCATAGACCCAGCCGAGGATGCCCACATTCGTGCTGACGGTGCGCCAGACCATGCGGGCCAGCGACATCCCGCCCGGCTCCCGGTATGCGCGGGGCATCACCGCTCACCCCCCTCGGCGAGCTGGTCGCCGGCGGCCGCGGTGCGGGTGAACCCGCCCCCAGTGGGGGTGTCCTTCCCAGCCGCGGCCTGAGCTGCCAACCGGTCCGCCCCGCTCCGCGTGGCCGGCGTGGTGGCACCGGTGGCGCCCAGGATCTCCTTGACAGTCATCAGGTCCGTGTCAGGGCGGCCCGCACACAGCTGCCGTACGGCGTCGAGATACGCCTTGAGGTACTCGAGCGAGGCGGTGTACTCGCGGAGCCGGTCGAGTTCGGCGCGGTACTCGGCGGCTGCCTGCTCACGGGCGGCCTGGCGGATATCCTCGGCGCGCTGCGGGTCGAACAGGATCCCCGCGGAGGCCTCGGCGGTGGCGATCTCTACAGCGGTGCTGTGTCCCTTCGCCATCTCAGCGGCGATCACACCGGCAGCAGCCCGTACGGAGGGCTCTGTGGGGGTCATGGGCCAGGTGACACCGTGGACATCACTGTGCTCGCCGTCCGCATGCGGCAGACGGGCGCAGGGCCACTGGGCCAGGACGTAGCCGGCGCGGCGGGCACCGCAAAACCGCGGGCCCGACTCTGGAGGGATGGGAACGGTAAGCTCAGACATGAGGTCTGCCTCTCTCCTCGAGGTGGTGTAGGTGGACTGGGGGCCGTCCCAGGCGGGCGTTTGGGGCGGCCCCTTCTGCATGGGGTCAGGCAGCGCTGCCGGTCCGGCTGTCGGTGACAGCGCGCAGGTACCGGCGGTGCAGGACAGCCAGCCGGCTGATCTCCGCATCGGTGAGACGACAGCGCGGGCAGTCCCTCGGCAAGGGCACGCCGTGCTCGCACGGCGCGGTAAACCCGGCCTCAAACGCCTCATCCCGCGTACGACACATCACGCCACGCGCCCCTGACCCGATTCCTCCTGGGACTCCTCAGTCATGAGGTCGCTCACCTGGCAACTGAAGATCTCGGCGGCCTTGCGGAGAAAGACGGGGCCGGCCTTGTTGTTGCCGAGCTCGACTTGGCTGACGTGGTTGAGGGTGTAGCCCGTCTTCTTCGCGAACTCGGTGATCGAGAGACCTATGAGCATGCGGCGACGGCGGATCTGCACCCCGTCTGATCTGGGTGGCATACGTAGATCTAAGCAGAGTCTAATTAGATTCGCAAGCGTCTTGTGGATGATCGAAGGGGAGACTGTTGTGAGATGTGAGCGACTACTTAGAGTCCATGTAGATTTTTTGAAGAGCGAGTGCCAAGGTTTGGAGACATGAGCCAAAATCCGAGCCCCACCTCGGTCGGCCAGCAGCTCGCGCGCTGCCGCGAGGAACTGGATCTGACTCAGGAAGCGCTCGCGCGACGCATTGGCATCGCCACGCCGACGGTCAGCGTTACCGAGCGGGGGCATACCGAGATCAGGCTCAGCAAGCGTCCAGCTTGGGAGAAGGCTCTCGGCCTCAAGGCCGGCACTATCAGCCGCGCTTACCGCGATGGCACGCCGATTGAACTGGCCGACATCACCACTGAGCCCCCATATGCCGATCTGTCCGATCGCTATGAGCGTGCGATCTGGGAGATGGCTCTCTCCGAGGACGACCGGCGCACGTTGATCGATCTTCTGCGGAAGGGCAGGGAGCAGGACGAGCGCGGGCGACGGCGTCTGGCCTGACTCGCTACCGCGCCGACAGTGGGACAGAAGGCCGCGGGTACGCCACCGCGGCAGCACCCCCTTCTTCAATGGCGAGGAAGCGAAGGGGCGGACGTGACGGAACGTCTCAGGACGATAGGCGACCAGCTCGCGGCGATCGACCAGGCTCTGCAGATCGCGCGGCAGGAGACGGAGTCCGATCGGCGGGAGCAGTTACTCGATGTCGTCGAGCGGGCGGTGGACGTCGCGCGAGCTGAGCACCAGGCGGCCGAGGAGGAGGAGCAGAGGCGCCCGGTGTTCCGGGTGATCCAGGGTGGTGCAGTCGCCGCTCTGATCGCTGCGATCGGTGGGGGGATGCGGAGCTACTGGCAGCAGCACCGGTCAGCGACCGTCGCCGCCATGGCGACCTCCACTGCGGCGCCCATGCTGCTGTATCTCGTTCTGGAAGGCGGCACAGCAGCGCAGCAAGGAGGGGACGGCGGCGAGGAGTTCATCCCCACGCCCACAGTTATGGTGACGCACAGCCCGGCGCCGCCGCAGCCGACCAGTCCCGGCCAGGCTGACAGGGATGCAGGCCGGCCTATCGAGGAGGCCCGGCCGACCGGTCAGGCAGGATCCGGCAAGCCGACCATCACTACCCGCGAGCTGACCGTACTGGACAGCCCGGTAGCTGAGCCGCGGCGGTCGGGACGCGGCACCGATGAGGCGCCCCCACCCGGGCTCGTCAACAAGGACGCCCACAGCCAAGGCGGGCCGTAGCTGCGCGGGCCGGACTTGCTTGAACGTAGGGCTGTCACGTTCAAGATGGGGTCAGTCCTCGCGCGCGCGGGCCGGACGCCTCTCGTAATAAGAGGTTAAGTCGCGCACAACTGCTCGCCTCGCGCGCGCGGGCCGGACCTGCACCACCAGGCACAAAGAGCGGCCCCGGCGTGCGCTGCTGCACACACACCGGGGCCATGACCTGGACGCCGTCCTACTGTGCCGATAGCGGTCGGCGGTGCAGCTCCACCGCGCTGGTGTCGAACCCGGGGCCGCGCTGCGCGGTCGGCTTGAGGACGACTCGCCACAGGTCCCGTACGGTCGCGGACCGTATGTCGATGGGCTCAGCCTCCCAGTGCTCGCGCGTGATGCCGACCATCCGCGCGAGCCGCCGGCGACGCGCGGACAGGACCAGCTGATTGCGCAGTCCGTCGATCTTCCGGTCGAAGCTGGCGAGCGACGTCATGGCCAGTGCGGCATCGACATCGGGATGGTCGGCCAAGTTCTCCAGCTGCTCGCGGACTTCCTTCTTACGGCGCTCCAGCTTGGTGATCTCCTTGCCGATGTCGGGCTGGTCGTCGTCCCGGTGGATCTCAGCCGAGAACCGCGCGTCGTTCAGGAGCTGCACCGTGCGGCCCTCCACGTAGGCGTCGAGCAGCTCCACGTTCCGGCCCACGCCGCGGCACTTCGGGCAGTAGTAGATGCGCGAGGACTTCCGGTTACGGCCACCGGTCGGCTTCGTACGGACCGGGACCCTGCACATCACGCACTCCGCACCCTGAGCCCCGGAGAGCAGGTACTTGCGCTGCCGCCCCTGGTACGGGTGCTCCTCGGCGCTGCTCGCATAGATCCTCTTGATGTCCTCCCACGTCTCGCGAGAGAAGATCTCCTCCCAGGCCGCCTCGTGCAATTGGCCCTCGTGCTCGATCAGGCCCGCGTTGCGGGGGGCCAGCATCAGGTTCCGCAGGCTCTTGACCGTGAACGGATTGCCCTCGGTGGTGACGACACTCTCCTCTCCCAGCCAGCGCACGACACCGGCCTGGCTTTGCCCAGCCAGCAGCCGGTCGCCGGCCTCAGCCAGATACTTGGCCTCCTGCAGCACCTGCTGGGTGGTGTCGTAGACGGGGACCTCGATCATCTCGCCGGTCTCCCGATCGACCTTGGTGCGCGTGCCGGTCTGCACGCCGTACCCGAACGGCCGGTTACCGCCGGCCTGCGTCAGGCCGCGCTCCCGCCGCGCCTTCATGGTGCGCCGCACGCGGCGGGAGATGTTGTCCGACTCGCGGCAGGCCTGCGCCGCCTCGATCCGCAGAATGAACCGGTCATCGGCGTTGTCCAGGTCGCGGGTACCCGAGGGCGATGCGATGCGGACACCCTTGCTGTCCGCGATGCTGATCAGCATCTCGAGATCATGCGGCTGCCGGATCAGCCGGTCGCCGTGGTAGACGATGATGGCGTCGATCTCACCGCGGTCGACCGCCTTGAGCATCCGGTCCCATTGGGGCCGATTACGGTTGCGCTGCCACGCCGAGCGGGAGTTGTCGGGATAGATGTGGGCCTCGGAGACCGGCCAGCCCAGCCGCTGGGCGAGCTGGCGGCAATCAGCCTCCTGCCGCTCTACCTTCTCCACCGAGCCATCGGGGGCGTAGGACAGTCTGCAATACACCCCGGCGCGCTTCGGCATGGTCATCGTCATGACGGTTAAGTGTAGGTGCCTGATTCCTAGTCAGGGACCTTACTGCGAATTAGACACCAACACTACTGACCGTGCTCAGCACCCGGCACATGAAGAGGCCCCGTCCGTCCGCGACGGGGGCGCGGACGGACGGGGCTTTCTGGATGCCTCAGAGCCCCCAGTGTTTGCGGGGGCGGTAAGGCGTCTGCGTGGCCCTGTTGCGCCACTGCTCGAGCCCCGGACACCCCGGAGGGTTCGGGGGGCCGAAGAACTGGCCGCAGCTGAAGCAGAAGCGCCATCCGCTCTCAGGATCCGGCTCACTCTCAGCCTTGCACCACGGGCACTTCTGCATGACAGGCCTCTCAGGTCAGGCGGAGAGATCGAACTCCCCGGCCTTGACGGCGTCGGTGAACGCTGACCAGGACGCTGGAGTCATGGTAACGACGATTTCCGGTCGCTCGCTGTCCCGGAACGCCACCACACCAGGGACGTTGGTCGCAACCTGCGGGCAGTTCGGGACCTCCGGGGGGCGAGGACGGCAAGCCGCCATTCCTAGGAACTCGAACTCGGGGAGCTGATCCATTACGTGATCCTTCCCGTGCCGTGTCGGCGGCGGGACCTTCCCGCGCGCCGTCGTGCGCTTGCTGTCCCGCCCCGGCCGGCCAGCACCCCTGTCGGCGTGGCCGGGGCGGGGCTTGCGGGGCCGCCTGTGGAGACGTGCGTCACCCCACGGCGGACCGGCTTTTCAGCGCAGCCAGCCGCCCGGGGCACGGCGTGCGCGGATGTGATCGAAGTAGCGGGCCATCCGCTCCGCCCTCTCCCGCGTCTCCTCGCCGCCTGGGGGCTCGTCGGCGCAGTGTGTGCAGCCGTCCCAGGACCAGCCCAGGCCGCTCGCCCCGGGTTGTTCCACGGTCTGGAGATCTTCGGGGCGCACCGGGCGCTGGCAGTGGGGGCAGCGGGTCATCGCCCCGCCTCTCCACGGGAGCTGCGCCACGCATGCCGCAGCTCCTTGCCCTTCTCGCATCCGGCCTCTACCTCGCGGCAGGCGTCGCATGCGGTGGCGTGGTCGAGGTAGGCGCGCCACGCCTCCTGTGCACGGCCCTCGAGGGAGACGCATGCCCGGTGCATGATGCGGCTCATGACAACCCCTCCCGCCCGTGCCCGTTGGGGTGATTGCGGATCTCGACGCTGCAGTCCGTCGCGCGGGAGTGGTCCCCGGCGGTGGTGGCCTCGGCTCGCTGCCGGGCGAGGGCCGCGCACACGCCGCAGCCCGGCACTGGGTCGGGCTGCTGGGGGTGCGCGGGCGGGTCCATGGCAGTCACCGGTCGGCCCCCGCCCTGTGCCGCGGGCACTGGCACGGCGGCAGGGCGGACGACAGCGGCACGCGTTCGGGAACCGCCGGGACGGTCTGGCGCGGCCCCCACGTGCGCCCGCCATCACGGCTCACACGCAGCGTCATACGCTGGCTTGTGGGCTTGGCCTTTCCCCACTGGTGTGTCATGCGTCACAGCGTCCAGCCTGCGGAAGGGTGCATGGAGGAGCCAGACTGTAGGCCAATAGCCCTTACACGGTCTTAGTGTTCTCGATCTCGCTGAGAAGCATCCGCAGCGTCAGAGAGTGCTTTTCCGGCGGAAGCTTCTCCAGCGCCGTACGCGCATACCTCGCCCCGCCGACGCGATCTCCCGACCTCGCCATCATCAGACCGCGGTGCAGCTCCAAGTGGGTGACGAAGCGCGGCAATGTGGGCGGCAGAGCACTCGCAGCAGCCTCCTGCGCCTCGACCGCTCTGCGCTCCTCACCCAAGCGGGCATACATCAGCGACAGGAACACATTCATGCGCCACCATGGCACCGCATAGTCGGACTCCTGCTCATCTGAGCCGGAAGCGTCAAAGACCCGGCGGCCCTCATCCGCCAATTCAAACGCTGCGCGCCGCTCCCCCCGAAGCGCAGCAACATGCGCCTTCCCCATGATGGCGTTCAACCGGCCCAAGGACGGCCGGTCATCGATGGCGATGGCCTGCGTCGCCAGCTGGTCAGCGATCGGCAGGGACGCGCCCTCGTAGCCCAGGGCAATCACCGCCCGTCCCCGTACCCACGTGCGCGAGTCTTTATCCCCGGACCGGTCTGCTGACTCAGCCGCCATCCGATACCAGCCAACCGCCCTCGCACCATCCGCCCCGGGGAACGTCTTGGCGTATAACGTCATCAACTTCGAGGCGACAGCCCACAGTTCGGGGCGGTCGACCTGCCGTTGGAGCAGTACCAGTTCGCCGGCGAGTCTGCGCTGGATATCGGCGGCGCCCAAACTCATGTAGTCGTGCCCGTAGGCGGCGAGCTTGGCCTGCCACTCGTCCACGCTGGGTGCGGTTCCCTTCAAGGCGGCGGCGAATCCGGACTGGACCAGGTCGCTCGCCGCGACGGGCGCGATAGCAGTGGCTGCGAGGTCAGTGAGGAAGGCACGGCGTTCCACGGTGGCGCTCTCCAGAAGCTGTACGGGTACCTGCAAGGCGGCGGCCAGGTCCCGCAGCATGACCGGGCGGGGGCGGCGCTTGCCGCGTTCCCAGCGGCTGACATCGCAGCGGGTGATGGTGGCTCGCCCAGAGATCTTGCAGATTTCGTCCGCGAGGCGGGATTGGGACCAGCCCAGTTCCTCGCGTAGTTCGCGGATCACTGTGCCCAATGGGTCGGGCTGTCCTTCGGTACGCTGGTGTGGCATGGCCCTGCTCCGTTCGGCCCGTCGAGTCGCATCTTCAGGCTACGGGGCAGGGCCAGTGTCATGTGGCCCTGTCGGCCCTCATCCACTCGGTGGGGGTCGGAGCCGTCGCCGCCGTCAAGCAGGCTGGCCGCTGGGTCATCAACGCCTCCTCCCTCGCCCACCGCATCACCATCGGCCACCTCAAGACCAGGAAGACGCCCATGACCACAGCACCCGACCCCACCACCGCCAGGCAGACGACGATCGCGGTGACCGGGCATATGGATCTCACCGACGGCAGCGTGGAGCTCGTGCGCGCAGGCCTGCGGGAGACGTTGACCCGGTACGCCAGCGACGAACTGGTGGGCCTGTCTTGTATCGCCAGGGGCTCGGACTCGCTCTTCGCCGAGGAGCTGCTCGCTGCTGGCGGCCGACTGGTCGTTGTCCTCCCATCCCGGGACTACCGGCAGGCGAAGGTGAAGCCCGACCATGCACCGGTATTCGACCGGCTCGTGGGGTGTGCGGACGAGGTGCTCGTCATGCCGTACGAGATGGCGAACCGCGAGGCGTACGAGGCTGCGAACATGACGCTGCTGGAGCGGGCTGACCGGGTCGTAGCGGTGTGGAACGGGGAACCGCCGAGCGGTAAAGGCGGCGGCACCGCAGACGTTGTTCTCGCTGCCCGAGAGGCGGGCCTGCCGGTCGACGTGGTTTGGCCGGAGGGCGCCGCGCGCCAGGCCTGAACGCACGAAAGCGCCCCCTGCCCGGCTCGAAGGCCAGACAGGGCGCGCAGTCGCCAGCCTCTACGACCCCGAGCAGGTCCGTGCCGCCAGGGCCTCTCGTCCCGGCCGCGGCGCCCGCACAGACCGGCACGGACCTGCAGCCTGACCCCGGACGCACGTGGTGCACCCCGCACGGCCCTCGTGGCCGGGCAGGGGACGCAGCGCGGTGGTCACAGGCGACAGTGTGGATGCCTGCGAACGGCTCTAGGGCGATCACCCATAAGAGTGAATAGATGAAGTGATCACGCTGAGTGGCCTAGTCTGACTCACCGCAGCACCACCGTTTCGTTATCTATGCCGGGTACCGTCTGGGACCGCGGCCTGCACAGCGTGGTCAGGTGGCAGTGGGAGAGAGTGCAAAGCATCCTAATAAGGAAATCCGGAAGGTTCTGGCGACTGCCGAGTCCGCCGGATGGGAAGTAAAGAAAGGTAGTCCTTACTTCAAGTGTCTCTGCCCCTGTGGCGATCACAAGCGATGGGTGCACCTAACGCCGAGTGGAGCGAACTACCTGCTGAACCTACGTAAGTGGTTCGAGCGCCAACCATGCTGGAAGGGAGAAGAGGGATGATGCAGACCACCATCAAGTGGCTCCTGACAGTCTCTGCGCAGGAGGCTCCCAGCGAAGAGGACGGCCGTACTCGGCTTGAACAGCACTTGGACCAGGTCATGGAAGCACTCATCAAGCTGGACGCCTGCAACCTCGACGTACATGACCCGGCCCTGTCCGCAGACTTCTCCGCGTTCCCCAAGGTACTTGTCGAGGTCGAACTCGTCGTCAACGGCCATGGTCCGGATGCACTCGGCATCGGCGGATCTGTGCTCCGCTCCGCAATCCACACCGCTGGCGGCTGCACGCCCGACTGGCGCGGGTCGCGCCCGGCAGGCACCTGCTATGAAGAGCTCAGCGTGCAGCTCGAGCCCGCATAATCCAGGATCGGGCACCCGAACAGATGAGACGCCCCGCCCTCCCGTTAAGGAGGACGGGGCGCAGTCGCGCTGTGCTACTTGGAGCCGGTACCCGGCTCGCACGCAGGCGGCCGGAACCCGGGGTGCGGGTTCCCATGCTGACCCGGAGCGCACACGAACCCCGGGTTAGTGCCACCCGGACCCGGATCCGCCACAGCCGGACCCACAGACACCGCCAGCGCAGCCACCATCAGCGCGACAGCGGCAAAGAGCTTCTTCACCATCATGACCTCCATCGACTACTTGTTCTGACCCGGCGGGACATTCCCGCCCGGGTTGACGACTACCAGCGCCTCACCCTGGCACTGGCCGTGCACCGTGTTGCCAGAAGGGTTCTGACACGTCCACTCACCGGCCGCAGCCGGACCCACAGACACCGCCAGCAGACCGACCGCCATCACAGCGGCAGCAAGAAACTTCTTCACGATCTCTCCATCCCCCTAGGCGTCAGCCCAGGATGTGTATAGGCAGCCAGATCATGGTGGCTTCCAACACGCCGACGATGCCCAGGAACACGGCCGGATGCCGCTTCGCCCACGGCCGCAGCCACTCGCTGTACGTGTCCCCGTCCTTGCGGTTCAGCAACGCCCGCGCCTCCAGCCCGGCACCTGCCGCCAGCAGCAGCCCAACACTGGCCGTCAGAACAGCCCACACCCACACCACAACAGCAGCCCCTTCAGTTTCCCGGGCCGGGGTTGTCCGCAAGGTGTCTATCGAGCCGATCCTTCAACTCGCGCACCTCTTGGGAAGTCTCGCCCAGCTTCTGCTCCGTCCGCGTCACCGTGTCCTTGATGGATCGGCCGCCGTTCGGAGCCAGCTCCCGCACCGCATCAACAATCGTCACGATGCGCCGGTTCACCCGCCACAGAGTGCGGGCCAGCGCACTAATCGCAAGAAGCGCGGCAGCCCCGCCACCGAGATAGATGATCAAATCCATCAGGCGCCTCCCGCATCACGACCGGGTCCGCGGCGGCAGCCAAGCCGCCGACGCAGAGTCACCGATGAACGAGCCCACAGCGCCCTTCACAACAGTCACCGCAGCCGGCAGCGCCGCCACAGCCGCCGCCTTCCACGCCGACACGCTCACCAGATCAGCACCATCCGCGAGCAGCAGACCGAGGAACACCGCGGCGTACGTGGCCGCAG